CGGCATTAAAGTACGCGGTACTGGCGCAGCAACTAAAGGACTTATGGCCCGTGGGCCTATGGCGTAGATATGAACTACACTGAACTGAAAACAAACGTCCAAGACATCTGTGAGAACACGTTTACAGATGACCAGCTTGCTATGTTTACAGAACAGGCAGAGCAGAAGATCTATAACGCAGTTCAAATACCGGCGCTACGTAAGAACGTCACAGGGACAGTAACAGGCAGTAATACCTACCTGACTGTACCTACAGACTTTTTGTATGTGTATAGCCTTGCGGTTGTAGATTCTAGCGGGGATTATCACTTTCTGCTAAACAAAGACGTTAACTTTGTTCGTGAAGCGTATCCAGCCGCTACACCTACAGGGCTACCTAAGCACTATGCAGTGTTTGATGAGACTACGTTCCTTCTTGGGCCTACTCCTGATTCTAGCTATGTCACTGAGTTACATTATGGCTACTACCCAGAATCTATAGTTACTGCCGGTACTTCTTGGCTAGGCACTGAGTTTGACTCCGCACTGCTAAACGGCGCTCTGGTCGAAGCTATACGGTTTATGAAAGGTGAGCCTGATTTGGTTGCGTTGTACGATAAGATGTACGTCACATCAATGAGCCTATTAAAAGTATTGGGCGATGGTAAACTACGCTCAGACACATATAGATCAGGGCAATCTAGGATGGAAGTACAGTAAAGTATGTTTTTTGAAGCGCCTAAACTAGAAGTAGGTAACGTATTAGTAACGACCACAAGCAATAAAGGGCATGACCCTGAGTTTTGGGCGCAATCCGCTGCGGATAGAATTATTAGTGTCGGTGGTAATTGCCATCCTGCTATTGCTCAACAGGCAGAAGAGTTTAAAGAGGCGGTCAAGGCTACGGCTTTGCACTATATTAAAGAAGCAATTAAGAGCGATAGGACTACACTTACCGCTGAATTTGAACGTCAAGGCCATAAAGATATGGCAGACATAATTAGGAGTCTATAATGGCTATTTCTACGGCAATGTGTACTTCGTTTAAGGTTGAGATCTTAAAGGCTGTTCATAACTTTACTGCTACTTCAGGTAATACGTTTAACTTAGCGTTATACACAAGTTCTGCAACATTAGGTGCAGCTACTACAGCGTATTCAACCAGCAATGAAGTAAGCGGTACAAACTACACCGCGAAAGGCGCTGCTTTAACTAGCGTTACGCCGGTTGCTAGTGGAACAACCGCTCTTGGTGACTTCGCTGACCTTACATTTTCAAATGCAACAGTCACTGCAAATGGCGCATTGATCTTCAATGACACAGCGTCTGGTGATCCAGCCGTTTGTTCGTTGGCATTTGGTGGCGATAAAACTTCTACCGCAGGTGACTTCACTATTCAGTTCCCCGCAGCAGATGCGTCAAATGCGATCATTCGCATAGCATAAGGCGTAACGTGTGGCGGTTATTAATGGCTGGGGCAGAGGCACTTGGGGCCAACTTGAGTGGGGCGAAGGTGCGGTTCCAGTCACTGTCACAGGCGTTGCAGGAACGGGTGCGGCAGGTACAGTTACAGTCGTCGCAGAAGCAAACGTCAGTGTTACAGGTGTTGTTGGCACGGGCGCGGTTACGACTGTTACTGTCGATGCGGAAGCCAATGTTTCTGTTACTGGTGTGGCGGGGACGACTGCCCTTGGTACAATCTCGCTTGTTACAAATAACACAATCGTACCGACAGGTGTTGCAGGTACGGGTGCAGCAGGCACAGCTACCGTTGATGCAGAGGCTAATACCGCTGTCACGGGTGTTGAAGGAACTGGATCTGTCGGAACGGTTTCTGTATCCAGTAATGCGGATGTTGGTGTTTCTGGCGTTGTTGGTACTGGAGCGGCTGGCACAGTTTCAATCAGCTTGGGACAAACACTCGTCCCGACTGGTGTTCAAGGTACGGGCGCTGCTGGTACAGTAACGGTAGACGCAAAAGCCACGGTAGTAGTTATCGGGGTTTCAGGTACTGGAGAGATAGGCGCTTTTAATGTTTGGGGGCTAGTAGATGATTCACAGACCCCAAATTGGAGTAATATAAACGATAGTCAGACCCCCGGATGGTCTAACATATCAGACAGTCAAACCCCTAACTGGGATGAGGTAGCTTAGATGGCAACTTACGTAAACGACCTACGCTTAAAAGAGATCGCCACGGGCGACGAAAGCGGTACTTGGGGAACAAGTACAAACACAAATTTAGAACTTATTGCTAACGCGATGGGTGTCGGTGCAGAGGCCATAGCTAACGCATCAACTCATACCATTACGATGGCAGACGGTACAGCCGACGAGTTTAGGTCTACGTTCTTACGCCTAACGGGTGGTGGTACAGCTTGTACAGTGACACTGGCTCCTAATACGCTATCTCATACTTGGATCATGCGTAACGAAACCGCCGCCGCTTTGACACTTACTCAAGGCTCTGGTGCAAACGTAGTTATTGCTGCTGGTCAGACTAAGATTGTAGCTACCGATGGCGCAGGATCAGGCGCTATCGTCTATGAGATGGATGACCTAGAACTTGCTGGAAACCTAGCAGTAGGCGGCGAGTTATCTACTCCATCAGCAGGAACCTCTAACACCCGTATTGGTGTCAACGCAGGTAACTCTATAGCCTCTGGCGGTAACTACAACGTGGTTGTGGGCGATGAAGCAGGTACGGCTTTGACTACTGGCGATAACAATACTTTTGTCGGATATGCGTCAGGTGACGCTACAGATGATGGCAACGACAACGTAGCTATTGGGCATCAAGCGTTAAGCGCAAACGCAGGAGATGACAATGTAGCAATCGGCAAAGATGCATTACTTGTAAATATTAAAAACCAAAACATCGCAATAGGAAGTCATGCTTTAGATAGTGATGTAAATGGAGGAACTAGCGTTGCGATAGGTCACAATGCGTTACAAGCACAAGCTCCAGCGACTGCAACAGATATGTACAACGTGGCAGTTGGCAACAGTGCAGGAGCCGCAGTCACCACGGGGACAGCTAATACTCTAATCGGCGGTCTTGCAGGTACGGCGATGACCACGGGGGTTAACAATGCTCTTGTGGGTGCTTTGTCAGGTGATTCTCTTACTGACGCTGATTACAATGTTGCAGTAGGGCATCAATCATTAACCACTGATACAAAAGGCGGTAGCGCAGTAGCAGTAGGCTATGCAGCTTTATTTTCACAAAACTTCACTACAAGCACCGATAATTACAATACAGGGGTCGGCTACAACGCAGGTGGCGCAGTCACGACGGGAACACTGAACACTTTAATTGGTGGTCTTGCAGGTGATGCTTTTACTGATGCAGATTTGAACACGGCAGTAGGCTATTTAGCTTTAAGTTCAGATACTTTGGGTAGTGCATCTACTGCCGTTGGCACTTTCGCATTAAGGGAACAAAATTTAACAACCGCTACAGATGTATACAACACAGCCGTGGGCTATAACGCAGGGCGGGAAGTCACCACGGGCGTTAGGAACACGCTCCTCGGCGCTCTAGCTGGCGATGCGCTTACGGATGCTGACTACAACGTTGGTTTAGGTTATCAGGCACTTACATCAGATACACTAGGCAGTTTGTCGGTAGCAATAGGCGGGTTTGCTCTTTCCGCGCAAAATTTCACTACGGCTACGAACAGCTTTAATGTTGCGGTTGGTTATTTAGCAGGTGCGTCAGTCACCACGGGGACACTAAACACCCTCATTGGCGCACTAACGGGAGACGCGCTTACAAGTGGAAATTCTAATACAGCAGTTGGGCAATTTGCATTAACTACAGACACTTTAGGCGATACTAGTACTGCGATAGGGATTTATGCTCTAAAAAACCAAAACTTTACTACTAGCACCGATGTTTACAACACAGCAGTAGGTGCTTTTGCAGGTGAAAACGTCACCACGGGCGTAAACAACACTATCGTCGGTGGTCTTGCTGGTGATGCTTTGACCATTGGTAGAGACAATGTTGTCATGGGCAGATCTGCTCTTACTACAGATGATGTGGGTAGCCAAAACGTAGCTATTGGAAGTTCAGCACTTGAAAGTCAAAACGCTGCTGGCACCACCGTAAATAATATGCTGAATGTTGCGGTTGGTTTTGAAGCAGGCAAAGCAGTAACAACAGGATTTTATAACACTTTTGTGGGTGGTCTTGCAGGTTCCGCTCTTACTAGTGGTGGTAATTGCATGTTTTTAGGAAAAGATTCTGGGCTGTCTGGAAGCCCCGGTGGATTGATAACCACATCAAGTAACTCTATTAGGCTTGGTGATGAAAATATTGCGAACTGTCACATCCAAGTAGATTGGACTGTTGCCTCGGATCAAAGAGACAAAACAGACTTTGTTGACTTAGATTTAGGATTAGATTTTGTAAAGGCTTTAGAACCCGTCACTTACTACTGGGACAAGCGTTCAAAGTATGGTGATAAGTATGCTGAAGATTATAACTTAAACGCACAAACACCAGATGGCACTCACAAAGAAGACTGGATGGATGTTGGCTTTAAGGCTCAGTCTGTACAAGCTCTTGAAGAGGCTGCTGGCTACAAAGCAGAAGACAAGAAAAACCTTACGGTATCTACATCAGACGATGGCAAGCAAATGGGTTTACAGTACAGCAAGTTCGTACCAATCCTTGTCAAAGCCATACAAGAACAACAAACTTTAATCACAGCATTAACAGATCGCATTGCGGCACTAGAGGGATAAAACAATGACTAGAGAAGCAGATCAAATCGCACAAGACTATTCAGCAATGCTGAACAGCGTAAACGTAATTGAAAGTGTCCTAGATGCAAAAAATGAGTTTTACAACGAGAATACCAATGCTGAGAAGCAAGAACGTATTCTGCGTAGCTGTGGGTATCTTGAGCACATGGTAGCCCTAAAAGATTGGGGTTCTGAGGATATGTCTACTGTCAACGCAGCCATAAAAACTGCAAACGCATACGACCCTGCTGCCTAATGAATGAAATCCAGTACCGTATGATGCCGTTACCGTCATTGTTTTTGATGGAAACGACTGTGCCTGACCATATGGTTACAAGCATCAATGACTACTTAGATGAGTTAATGCACCAGAATGATCGTATCTCTGCTGCACATACGCTAGTAGGCCAGATAGGTAACGGCGAACAGCTTGTAATGGATCACAAAGATGGTCGTTTAGCAGAGTTTTCCCAGTTCTTAACGAGCATGGGTGCCGAGTACGTCAGTGCGTTTATGGCTAACACGGGTCAGCAATTAGATGGTAACCGTAACGTAGAAATGGATGAGCTTTGGTCAGTACATAGTTATGCTGGCGATTACAATCCGATCCACGACCACGGCACCAAAACTATTATGGGCGTTAGCTGTACAACGTGGACTAAGGTGC